TATGCTCCGGCATACCGAACTGACCTCATCGCCATCCATCCAGACGCGAGGGTCCCGCCCGGCCGGAATCTCGACCCTGAAGCGCGGCATCAGCCCTTTCGGCTCCTCACGGTCCTCACCGTTTCCAGGCCCTTCCCGTCCGCGTTGCGCGTGGTCGTCGAGCTGATCTTTCCGTCCGCATCGTGCGTGACGGCAACCACTGTCGCCTCGTCGTATTCCGCCACGCCCGAGCTGACGAGCCGGTCGGCGGTCGGCCGGGGAAACATCGCCACCTGGCCGGCCACGAACGGCGCGTCGTACGTCAGGAACTTCACGGCCACGAGCGCCGGCTCACCGTCCTTAGACGCCTTCACCGCGTGTCTCCTTGTCCATGGCCGCCATCAGCGCATCGGGGACCTGGGGCGCGATCTGCATGAAGGGCCGCTCGATGAAGAACGGCCCGCCCACCGCGTGGTGCAGCGTTACGTCGTTGTGCATGATCTCGGCGTAGACGTTCGCCTTGTGCCCCTCGAGGCCCGGAGTGCCAATGAGCGGCGCCCCGCCGGCAACGACCGCCGCGCTGATCCGGCCTGCCTTCGTGACGGTCACCCTGGCGGCGCGCACGGAGTCGCGAAGGGCACCACCATCCTCCGGCTCCACCGGTGTGAGCGGCTTTGCCATGCGCACGATCCGGTCGGTCTTCTCCTTGAAGACTGCCTTGGCCGCGCGCTCGCCAGCCTTCCCCAGCCGGAGGATGCTGGCCACCACGTCGTTGAGGCCCTCGACCGACACCCGGACCTTCATGCGGCCGCCACCAGGTAGGCCGCCACCGCCAGGAACGGCAGCGCCAACAGCAGCACGTTGAACATGAGCATCGTGTAGTCGAGACTGAGGTCACTCGCCGGGCCAGGCTGCACCGCGCGGATAGGGGGGGTCCGCGTGCCGGCAACCAGCATGTCGGACGGCAGCGTGACCCGGCTTCTGTTGTCGACCGAGACGCGGCCCTCGATCGCGACGACCGCGGCGGGGACGAACTCGCGACCTTCTTTGTCTTTGATCGCACGTCCCTGCCACGGGAGGACCATAGCCCGATACGTCACGGCGGCCCCGTAGGTCGGGACTCGGCCGCTTGATTCGCTGAGCCACGGTTCGATGGTCACCGAGTCCTTCATGAACGTGAGCAGCGCCGGGTCCAGCATCAGGCGGCCCTCACGTAGTGCTGCAGGAGCGCGGCGGCCAGGGGCGGCAGCGACCCGCTCGGGCGCTCGGAGTAGCGGATCCGTGCCTGCAGCAGCTGCTTCTCTGCGATCTTCGAGTCCTGGGATCGATCGAAGTACCAGCTCTTGACGACCTCGACCGCGGCCTTCTCGATGTCGGCGGGAAGCGTCCGGAACAGCGCCGTGACCGTCGCGCCGGCGATCTCCGTCGTCAGCGTGGCGGTGACCGGGATCTTGGCCGTCGTGGGCGTGCCCGTCACGGTGAACACGCCGTTGTTCGCCGCATTCGTGCAGCCGGACACCGTCACGACGTCCCCAGCTTTGAGCAGCGCCGGGAATGCCGAGTTGCTGTCGTTGAAGGAGTTGTCGGCGCTGGACGCGGAGATGGTCGTCTTGGCGAGCAGGTCCTGGGCGCGCAGCAGGTAGCCGGAGACGTAGCTCACGGAGAAGCGAAGCTCCTCGCTGCCAGGCATCGGCGCCCCGAACGCGGGGAAGCTCTGGCGGCCGCTCAGGCCTGGGTTCAACTGCGCCGTCCACATCCACTGGGCACGGCGGTTGATGATCCCGGCGCCCGCGTCCTCGATGGTCCAATCCGTGAGCGGCGCCCCGTCCTGCAGCACCGACGCGATCGTGACCAGGGGCGTCCCCTTCAGCATCAACCAGGTGTCCCCGAAGGCGCCCAGCGTCTCCGTGTAGGACTGGCGCGCGAACGGCGCCTCCACGCGGTTGCAGAAGGAGTGGATCGCCGCGCTCGCGTCGTCGATCAGCTCGTCCAGAAACGTGTCGTCGCTCGAGGCCGGGAGGCTCGGGACCGACAGCTTCAGCCGCGCCGACGTCGTCAGCCGGAGGCTCGGCGCGCGCGTCACCACAGAGAATGCCATCGGCTATTTCCGCTTTCCCCCGCGGCTCATCCGGTCCTGCGGCGGCCGCTCGATAGCCTTGGCCCGCTCCTCCTCCGTCTGCTTCTCGAAGAACTCGGGGTCCCGGTCCGTCAGGCCGAGGACCTCGGCTCGCTCGTCGATGTGCGGGAGGCCGTCCGCGGGCTCGATGGTCGGCGTGGGCCCGTTCGCCGGCACCGCCAGCCCGTCGCGGATCAGCAGCGCCGCGACCGAATCCGGCAGGGCCTCTGCCGCGCCAGGCTCTCCGTCGACGATCCGGCGGATGGCCATCACAGCACACCCCCGCCGCGGCGCCGCTGGTCCACCCGGCGGATCATGTCGAGAGACGCCTGCCGGAAGCCGTCATAGGTCTGCGCCGCGGCCAGCGCCTTTTCCTTCTCCTCGGCCGCACGGACCACCTCGGCCTCCAGCGCGCGTCGCATCTCGACCCAGGCGCCGGTCTCCTCGTCGTACCCGTAGTCCAAGCCATCGGCGTTCAGCAGGCCGGACTCGGGCGGCACCGTGAGGCGGACGCCCATGCCCTCGGCCCGGCCGAGCCAGTACTCGACCGCCGGGCGCTGGGTCGCGTACTCCTCGTTCCCTCGCATGTCAGCCCCGTAGATCGCCAGGTCGGTCACGCCATGGAGCAGCGCCAGGGAGACGGCGTACGTCAGGGCGTTCGTGTTGTAGCGGCGGAAGGCCCGGTTCGACGTCACCGGAAACCGGGCCTCGACCTCGGCTCGCGGGAACGGGACGGAGTCGGGGTACTCGTCGTAGTGCCTCTGCATGTAGATCGGCTTGCCGTGCCGCGTCTTCAGGAAGCGTTCCATGTCCGCCCAGACCTCGGGCGGATGGTGCTTTGCCGACCACGCGGGGTCGTGCAGGTCCATCCACACGTCCCAGTGGGGCTGCCCGTCCGGGCCATTCTTCAGGAACTGATAGCCGTGGTTGCAGCCCCAGATCTCCCAGCCCGCGCCGGGATCCGGAGCCATGTCCCTGGTGACCTCCCAGAAGCCACAGAAGGCGATTCGCTTGAGAGCCGGAACCGCTGGCGTGGCGGATGCGCCGGCCAGTGCCGGAAATGAGAGCGGCGGCGCGTCCACGGAAGCCGTCTCCGCAAACGCGCCGCCCTCCGAACGAGCCTCGTCCCCCCGGTCGAAGCTCATGGCGTTACCCGCGGGCGCCGGTGGCCGTGGCCGGGGTCTGGTCCGCGTTGAATACGACTACGGCCGTCCCGCGCCGGATCAGGCCGCCCGTCGCCGTGCCGTTGCCGGTCACCGTGACTCGGACCTTCAGAAACCGCTTCGCGCCGAGCTGCTGGAGGTCGACCGCGGTCTGCGAGCGCCCGAACGTCGGGGAGGCCACGGTGGCCGTCGAACCCACCTTCGTCACCGTGACAGGGTTCAGCGTCGCCAGCGTCGTGTAGGTGCCGCCGCTCGCGCTGCAGTGCCGCAGCAGGCCACCCACGACCCACGACTGGCCGGAGGCCAGACCGTAGCTGAAGGGGACCACCACGACGCACGAGTACGGCCGGCGCTTGAGAGCCACCGCCGTTTCCGCGCCGGTGGCCAGCGGGTTACGCATCGTGTCGATCGTGATGCCGGTCGCGGTGATGATCAGGCCGGCGCCGGCCGACAGCGCACCCGCGTTGATCTGCGTCGCGCCCTCGAGCGCCGGGACCACGTTGATGAAATGGCCGAGGTTTCTGAGAATCGCTGGGCTGCCCATATGTCCTTCTTCTCCTTCAATCGGGGGGCGTCGCCGCCCCCCTTCTCGTCTCCCTCGGGAGGCCCCTTACGCGATCGTGACGTTGTAGACGACGGACGCGCCGACGTCGTGGCGCAGGGCAAAGTCGTGCTCGCGCAGCACTCGGATCGGGGTTTCGTCCGTCGAGATGCCCGAGACGACCACCGACCCGTCGTAGTAGGCGCCGTTCGGGAACACGTCGACCTGGACGTTGAGCGAGTCTCCGATCAAGCAGCTCGGTGAGTGGACGAAGTACAGGAAGGACGCGGCGCCGGTGCCGTCGGGCAAACCCGCCGAGCTCGCCGTGATCGGAACCTGGTTGGTGACCCGGACGTTGTACCCCATCAGGCGGCCCGTCTTCAGCTCGTCCTTGAACACGTAGTCGCCCGTGGTCGTGGTCAGGTTGTAGATGCCCCAGTAGGTCCGCGGTGCCATGATCCAGAAGCCGTTCTCCAGGGTCAGGGGGACGTTGCCCTCCTGGACCTTGCGGATCGCCTTGGCCAGGTCGGCCTGCGTGTTCGCCAGGCTGGTCCCGGCGCTCGCGAACTTGTTCCCGGCAGCGACCCAGTTGAGGATCCCGACAGGGGTGTTGCTGGTGCCATCACCCTGCAGGAACGCAAGGTCCTCGCGGATGGCGGAGACGAGCAGGAGGTCGTCGCGGACGAAGGCGTCAGCCTCGGGACCGGCGAAGCGCAGCAGGTCGTTGCTGCTCACCGTGAGCCCGGCCAGCTTCCTGTAGAGCATGTTGAGCATCGCGACCTGCTGGTCGCTGCGGGTGATGTTCACGGACTCACCCACGTAGTAGGCGATGCCGGCCACGCTCTGCTTCCGCATCGTGATGGCGCCGACCGGCATGGGGAACGTGCGGATGCCCGGCAGGCCGCGGATCACGGTCTGGTTCCGCAGGAGCTCGATAAACTCGCGCGAGTACTCCGGGATGATGAGGTTTCCGGCCGAGGCCGCGTTGCCGGCCGTGAGGTTCTTCAGCTTGAGCGTCCCCTCGAGGCCCTTCAGCACTGGGTCCTCCTGACCCCACTGCCTCTTGACCTCGTGGATGGCGCGCTCGGGATCCCCATGCCCCAGGTACATGGCCCGCGCCTGGCGGGCGAGCATCAGCCCCTTCTCCGCGTCGGGCTTGGCGCGCTGCTCCTGACGCTTCTGGATCTCCAACATCTCCGACATCAGAGATTCCTGCTTCTCGCTCAGGGGCTTCAGCGATTCGGTGAGCTTGTCCCCGAGCGCCCTCTGAGCGAGGTCCGTCATGAGCGAGTCGAGCTGCGCCTTCGTCAGCTCGAGCTTTGCGCCGTCCGGGAGACTGGCGACTGCCGTGGACATGCTCTACTCCTTCTTGCCGTGGGCAGGCGCCCCGGCCTTGGCCTTGGACATGGCCGCCTCGACAGAGGCGGTGAGATCCGCCGCCGTCATCACGTACGTGGTTGGGCCCGGGTCTGCCGGCTTCGACGGTTCCGTCGGCATCGGCTCAGGCGGATCGAGGCCCTTGTCGGACTCCTCTTCGTCCTCGTCCGGATCCTCCGGCGTCACCTGGTCGACCAGCTCCTTCAGGTGGCCCATGACCTTGTCGCAGGCCTCGTGGGCGTCTTTGATGCGCTTGGCGTTCGCGGCACTGAAGGTGCGGCCGGCCTTCTCGATCGGCTCAATGACCATGACGTCGCCGACGCGCTTGACGAGGTATCCCCCCGGGATCTCGGGCAAGGTGATGGGCCTCGCGACCGAGCTGATCTCCAGGGCGTTGATTCGGTCCAGCAGCTGCATGGCCTCCACCGCGGCATCAACGGCCGGGATCGCGGTGAACTCCTTCGTCGCGGCCTTCGCCAACGCCAGCGCCTTCTCGAGAGGCGAGAGGTCGATGCCGGCGCCGATTGCGCCGGCGAGCCCCTTCGCGGCCTCCATCAGCGCCTCCGGGTTGGCCGGCACCGGGACGACCGAGAACTCCAGAAGCTCCTGCTCAATGAAGTCCATCGCCCAGCCCGGGCGCTCCTCGTTGTGGACCGACTTCTTCGGCCTGAAGCCCACCGACGTCGCGCGCAGGAACCCGCCGCGGAGCATCTCGAAGACGGTGTCCGCCAGCGGGTTGA